ATGGCTTACAATGCAACTGCTCTCGTCCGTCTGGCTGCTCTGAAGGCTCTGGCCGCAAAGACCAAGGCTGAGATCGACAACATCAACACCGACGTTTCCAAGGCCATTAAGTCTCTTGGCGTTTCCGGCAACACCGTCAGCTTCTACACCAGCGCCGACAAGTCCGGCGATGCCGCATTCACCTTCGACTTCCCGAAGGAGCTGTTCCTCGATCAGGTCAAGACCACCTTTGTGCCGAAGTTTGCGTTCAGCGCTGAGACCTACCCCGATGCTACCGACCCCAAGCTGGCAGGTAAGCCCGTCATGGTGCTGGCTGTGAAGGGCCAGAACCCTGACAGCTGCACCTACAGCTTCCTCGATATGTCCGCTCTGGTCGATACCTACAAGGCCAAGGCCACCGGCAAGGATGCTTCCACCACCGTTACCATCGCTGGTTATGAGGTGGATGTCAAGGTCAATGTTTCCGCTGCTGCCGGCAACGCCCTGGTTCTGAAGGACGATGGTCTGTATGTGGACATCAGCGGCAAGGCCGACAAGGTGAAGAACGCCACCGCTGGCAACTTCGCCGCTCTGGATGAAAGCGGCAACCTGACCGATTCCGGCAAGAAGCCTGCCGACTTCGTGGCCGCTGAGACCGGCAAGCGTCTGATGACCAATGCAGAGGGCGAAAAGCTGAAGGGCATTTCTGCTGGTGCCACCAAGACCGCCGCCAGCGAGACCAACGGTCATATCACCATCGACGGCGTGGACACCACCGTGTACACTGAGCCGTCCGATGTGATCCACGGCACCGTCGCATCCGACAGCGATGTGACCGCTATGCTGACCGAGGTTTTCGGCGCATAAGCTGACTGACCTTACCAAAGAAGTATGAGGGGCGAGACCGTCACATGGCGGTCTCGCCTGCTTTTTTAGGGAGGACAAGCGTGAATGAATATTATCGCACTCGTAACCCACCTGAAACTGGTAGCGCAGGAAGCAAAGAAGTATGCGGCAGGGCTGGCAAGTGAGCTGTCCAATGCTACGCTGGAAGCAATGCAGGAAATGGACAGGGCAAAGGTTGACCGGCTGTCCTCTGTACCCGTCACGATTAAGGCAGACGGCTGGGTGGAGGATGAAACGTGGGAGGAATACCCCATGCGTTACGACATCACTGCCGCAGATGTGACGGCGACCGATCGCGCAGACATCATCTTGTCGCCGAACAGTTTGACCGCCGCGATGGACTGCGGTGTTTGCCAGACCTGTGAAACGCAGGCGGGGAAAATCTGTATCTGGGCAAGGAAAGCCCCGGTGGAAGCACTGACTGCGGAGTACCGAATCATTCAGGGCGAAAAGCCGAAGGAGGAATAACCATGGCATACGGAAATGTGAACGTCGCTGTACCCGGCGTGTCGAACGATGAATCCAGCTATCTGAAAACAGAACAGGCCGGTGCCCCCGGCGGCGTGGCAACACTGGATGCGGATGGCAAGTTGTCTGAATCCCAGCGCCCGACGGTGGACGCATACACCAAGGCTCAGACTGACCAGAAAATCAGCTCTGCCGTCGATGCCCACAACTCCGCAGAGAATGCACACGGCGACATCCGCGCCAGCGTGGCAGTGATGAATGCCAGCATTAAGGCAATCGAGTTGAAGTTCGGCACGAACGTCACCAAGAATCCTTTTTCTGCCACGTTCGGCAGCCTTGACGGCCTGACCGTCACCGGCGTGTGGAACGCAGATCAGGCAAGGGTGGAGTTCTGATATGGCTGAACAACCGTTTCTGGTTGGAAGCAAAGCGCGGGAGCTTCTGAGATATACACAGAGGGCGACCCGCATCGTTTCGGATGACATCAGCCGTAGCGATGCCCGAAAAGTATTTCAGAAAGCCGCTGCGCTTGAGGACATCCGGGAAATCAAGCAGGTCTGCACCACCGCTGTCCATGCTCTCGATACGAGGGAGAAGGAGGGCTTCACGAAAAGCACCTTCAACCTCTACGGCAGGGACATCAGGGAGATAGCCAAGAAGATTCTGCTGGATGCCCATGCGGCCAACAACGTGAACTTCGCCACGGAGTACGACAAGCGGATTGAAAAGATCGGTGAGGTCGTGGACGGCTGTTCTCTGCTGCTGGAATATCTGACCCTCTGCACGGAGGATGGTATCATCAGCACCAAGAAAGCCGGTATCTGGACAAAGAAGATCACGGATGTAAAATACCCGGCCATGAAGTGGCTCAAGTCTGAACGTGGCCGGGCAGAAAATCTCCGGCAGGAAGCAGAGAAGAAACGGCTTGAAATGCTTGTCAAAGCACTTCGGGCCGTCTTTGCCCAGCAGGAGCAGAAAACGGCATAACAGGAAACTGTTTTGCAATAGGGGTACGGTTTATATTCTGACGCTGCCGAATGGTGGCTGCGCTCTCCGAACACCAACAACAGCAACAACGTCTGGAACGTCAAGCCTGATGGTTCCAACGACAACTGGAACTACAACAACACCTACGGTGTTCGCCCCGCTCCGGCTGATCTGCGAGACGAGTAGGCATTTGCCGAAAGCAGTGCAACAGCCAAAGGAAACCGTATCCCGTCACTTGCCGATGCAGGCAAGTGATAAATACATCCCGCTGAGGCGGGCCATCCCTGCGGGGATGCAGCCTGCTACCGCAGCAGCGAACCAGCGGAGGGTCAAGTTTGACATACGAAGAACTGTGCAGCTTCGATACGCTTTATAATGCGTATCTTGAAGCCCGGAAGGGAAAGCGCAGTAAGAGCAAAACGATCCAGTATGAGGCCAACGCTCTGGCCTGCACCGAAAAACTGTCCTGCAAGCTGGCCGTTCGCAGTGTACGGCAGCCGAGCGGGGACATCCGGCAGCAGATATGCTACACGCCGAGCCGCTTTGAAGTGTTCTACGTCTACGAGCCGAAGAAGCGTATCGTACACGCACCGGCATTTGTGGACAAGGTGGTACTGCACGCGCTGGTGGACAACATCCTCTATGAGGCTTTAACCAAGAGCTTCATCCGGGACAGCTTCGCCAGCCAGAAGGACAAAGGTACGGACGACGGCCTGATGCGCCTAAAAACCCACATGGTGGACTATTACCGCCGGAGTGAGCACGGTGTTGAAGGCTGGGTGCTGAAAGGCGATGTCCGCCATTTCTTTGCCAGCATTGACCACGGGAAGTTGAAACGAAAGCTCAAGGATGTTCTGGATAAGCGCGGCGTTGACCCGCGTATCTATGAGCTACTTTGCATCTACATCGACGTGATGGAAGATGGACTTCCGCTGGGCTACCAGACCAGCCAGCTTTTCGCGCTGATGTTCCTTGACGAGTTCGACCACATCATCAAAGAAAAGTACCGCATCAAATACTATGGCCGGTACATGGATGATTTCTATATCATCTGCCCGGACAAGCAGAAGTTGCAGTGCATCTTGAAGGATGTGCGGGCACTCATGGACAGCTACGGGCTAGAACTGAACCAGAAAACAGCCATCTTCCCATTGAGGAACGGCATTGATTTTCTCGGTTTCCATTCGTACCTGACCGAAACCGGTGCGGTCATTCAAAAACTGCGTCGGGAAAGCGCCCAACGGATGAAAGCCAAAATCAGGCATTGGGAAAGGACATACCCGGCGGGCGAAGCGACAAAGGAAGAAATCCTTTGCGGCTTCCTTGCGTGGGATGCCCATGCGGCACACGGCGATACCTACGCACTGCGCCGCCAGTACGCCGATCGTCTGGAAAAATTGCTCAACTGCACAATTTCTATCCACCGAAAAATCAACTCGAATAAACTCGCACGAGACCGGCGACGCGCCCGGCAATGCCGCTGCATCTACAAGAAGCAGCGCAAAGCTATGCCCGTTGCCGTCTCGCAGAATACAAGGCCCATCGGCGTTTTGCCGTGGGTCTGATTTTTTGCAAGGAGGTAACAATGGCAAACGTAAAACTGAGCGCAAAGGCCGTTGGCAGTATCGTCAAGATCAAGGTCAACGGTGCGGCCAAAGACTTTATCATCGTGCATCAGGGCTTGCCCAGCAGCGCCTATGATGCAAGCTGCAACGGCGTTTGGGTGGTAATGAAGGACATCTATACCACGATGAAGTGGGACGGTTCCAACAACGACTACCTGAACTCCGACATGACCGCGTACCTGAATGGTACGTTCATCAGCCTGATCGATGCCGATATTCGCAATGCCATCAAACAGGTCAAAATTCCGTACACCAATTACTCGAACAACAATGTGATGAGCGGTTCTAACGGACTGAGCTGCAAGGTGTTCCTGCTGTCTGGCACGGAAGTCGGTTTCAGCGGCGTAAGCTACATGAACACCGAGGGTGCAAAACTGTCTTACTTCGACAGCGCAAGCAAGCGCGTTGCCTACAACGGCAGCAGCGCTGCCGGTTGGTGGCTGCGCTCTCCGCTCACCGGCATCAGCAACGGCGTCTGGAACGTCAGGCCTGATGGTTCCGTCGGCGGCTGGAACTACTACAACACCTGCGGTGTTCGCCCCGCTTTCGTACTTCCCTCTACACTCGTGGTCTCTGACGACGGCACGGTCAGCACGAACACTGCACCGGCCATCAACGCCAGTTCCACGAATCTGGGGAAGCAGAACGCACCCTTCAACTTCGCGTATACCGTCACCGATGCAGACGGTGACACCCTGACCGTTACCGAAAAACTGGACGGCAAGACCACTGCCACCCGCACCGGCATTGCAAGCGGTACTGCGCTGACCTTTGGGCAGGGCAGTACCGCAGAAAATTTCCAGCGCATCCTGAATGGCTCCCATACCATTCAGATCACCGCGAACGATGGCAAGGAGAGCACCAGCCTGAACGCCACGTTCACCAAGAGCGTTACCAGCGCAAGTGTGACGCTGGCCGAACCTCTGACCGTGGAGGGCGACATCACCGTTGCCGTGCTTCAGGTGACCGGCTCCATCCCGGACGATGCTGTCTTTAAGGCCGAGGTGACGAACAATGCCAACGACCCGTCCCCGGTCTGGCAGGATGCCACGGTCGAAGTCCAGAAGGGCGTGAACATTGTGTTCACCAACAGCGTGGCGACCAACGGCGCAGCGTTCAACTTCCGCGTTTCCGTCAGCCGCGGTGCATCCGGCACTGGCGGCTACATCGAAGCCGTCAGCGGTGCATTCCAGTAAGGAGGACGAAATCATGGTCGAATGGAAGAAGCATAATCTGCCCACCCGGCAGGAGAAGGAAGCCGCAGCCAAGAAGCAGCAGGAGCACGAACAGCTGCCCGACCGTGTGGCTGAAATGGAAGATGCCCTGTGTGAGCAGGACGCAGCCAACGAGAAGCGTTTGGCCGACATCGAAACCGCGCTGTGTGAGCTGGACGCAGCGCTGAACAAGGAATAAGGAGGTATCACCATGAACATTATCTGGGCAAACCGCCTGATTGCAGGCACTAAGACTTGGGCTGAGATGCCCGCATCCCGCCGTGCAGGCGTGAAGAAAGTTCTGGCCGAGCGCGTAAACAAGGGCGAGATCACCGCCGAGGATTACAAGCGCATCACCGGTGACGACTATGACGTGGCCTGAGCTGTGTGAGAAGCTGTTGACCCGGCTTGAAGCGCAGGGCGAGAACATGAGCACCGAGCGTGCAGAGTTCGGGGTGCTCATGGTGGACTGTGCCATGCGCGGGTGCGGGGCTGATCCGGGCATGAAGGGAGATGGTAGCAATGGCGATTAAAGCCTATTCGTATGCGAAGGACGGGAACAGAAAGCTCTCCGCAAATTTTGCGGTGAAGGAGTTCCGCTGCAAGGATGGGAGTGACCCGATCTTTATTGACGATGAGCTTGTGACCCTGCTGCAGAAAATCCGGGATCATTTCGGGAAGTCTGTGACGATCACGAGTGCATACCGTACCGCCGCCCACAACAAGGCGGTGAAGGGGGCGACCTACAGCCAGCATTGTTACGGCAAGGCTGCGGACATCCGGGTGCAGGGCGTGGGTGTTGAAGCTGTGGCTGCCTATGCCGAGACCCTACTGCCGAATCGTGGCGGCATCGGGCGCTATCCTGTAAAGGCGGGCCGCCCTGCTGGTTGGGTACATATCGACACCCGCGCGGCAAAGAGCCGGTGGGTAAGCTGAAAGTAGGAGGAAAACAGTATGGAGAACATTCTGAAAGTTTTTCTGATGGCATTCCCTGAATGGCTGGCCTGCATCTTCATGGTGGTCGGCCTTGTGGTCACGGCGCTGGCGGCGGTACGTCTGGGTTACGGCCTTGTGGTCGCAAAGACCGTGTACAAGTGGATCGTCAACGCGGAAGAAAAGTTCGGCGCGGGTGCAGGCGCAGAGAAGAAAGCGCACGTTATCGCGGTGCTGCGCGGCTACACCCCGGACTGGCTGGACTGGGCAATCAATGAGCGGACGCTGGATTGGATCGTGCAGCTTGTGTTCGACTTTACCAAGAAGAGGCTCGAAGATTACATGGCAAAGAAATCCGCAGAAACCACTACTGTGGCCCATTTCGGTAACGTGGGGGAGAACAAGCGTAATGACTGACGAGGAACTGGAACATCGCCTGACAGCGGTCGAAAACCGTGCACAGAGCAACACCCACCGGCTGGACGAGCTGGGGAAGCTGACCGATGCAGTAAACGGCATGAACACCAATATCAAGTTGACCATCCAGCAACTCGAAACCACAAACCGGAGCCTTGAAGTTGTGACGGCACAGAACAAGAAGCAGGACGACCGCTTGACCGCGCTGGAAAAAGCCCCAGGAGTATTTGGAAACAAACTCTGGTGGGCAGTCATTGCGGCAGTGATCGCAGGCTTTGTTGCATCTGAATTGGCAAGGTATCTCCACTAAGTAAAGCAATGCCCCGCTGGCATCCTGATGGATTGCTGGCGGGGCATTTTTTGTTTGTCTGGGAGTTTTGCACAAAGGAAATGTGCAAAGTGTGGAAAGTTTGCGAATTGACAACGGTACACCGTATAATTTACGCTTAAAACGAAAATAAACGCCATAGTCGGAAGGAGGAAAACGGCGTGCGAGTGTTCAAACAGCTTACGCTTACAGACCGAATCCGTATCGAAAAGTGGTTGAAAGATGGGCTGAGAGTAAAGGAAATCGCAGACAGGCTGCGGGTGGACCCGTCCACGGTGTACCGGGAATTGAAGCGCGGCAGTTATGACAAGCTGGACGGTAAGACGTGGAAGCTGATTCCTACATACAGCCCGGACATTGCAGAGCAAAGGTATCAGGCACATCTTCGGGAAAAGGGGCCAAACCTTAAAATCGGCAAGGATCATGAGCTTGCAAGCTATATCGAACAGACCATTATAGATAAGGACTGCTCACCGGCTGCGGTGTATGGTTATGCCATGGAAGAAGGACGGACATTCAAAACGCATATATCGGTGCCTACCATATATAGCTACATCAAAAAGGGTGTGTTCCTGAATCTGACACAAAAGGCTCTGCCCAGACATGGCGTGCATAAGGGCGACTATAAAAAGGTCAAAACAAAGAATCCTGCCCGTGCACCGGCTGGTGAGAGTATCGAAAAACGCCCGGCGGAAGTAAAAGACCGTGAAGAATTTGGACACTGGGAAATGGACACGGTGTATTCCGGCAAGAAGAAAAGTACGGTTGCACTGCTGGTGCTGACCGAGCGCAAAACCCGGAACGAAAATATTATAATGGTGCCGGATCGCCGTGCAGAGACGACCGTGCAGGCAATCAATGCGCTGGAACGGAAGTTGGGCGCAGAGAAGTTTGGCATCATTTATAAGAGCATCACGGTGGACAACGGCAGTGAGTTTGCATTGGCCGATCAGCTGGAACAGTCCTGCATCACCGGGGATAAGCGGACGAAGGTATATTACTGCCACCCATATTCTTCCTGGGAACGTGGGAGCAATGAGAATGTGAACGGCATGATCCGCCGCCGGCATCCGAAAGGCACGGACTTCTCAAAGGTCACAGCGGAAGAAATCGCAGCTACGGAGAACTGGATCAACAGCTATCCCAGAAAAATTTTCGGCTATAAGAGCGCCGGCACAATGTTCCGCGAATGCCTACGGGAGCTTGGTCTGACAGCATAA